TGCAAAATAATATGGTATAAATTTTGCTTTACCATATCTCCATGTAAATTGGCCAATGTTGATAATAACATTAAACCTCCACATTTAGTTTGCCATTTCATGGAATCGAATGAAGAATAGATAATATCGAAAACCAAATGCACGCTTTCTTTACTCAATGCTGATAAAATTAAATGACATGAATTATCAGAAGTTTCTGCCATCTTGTAATTGGAAATATTATCCAATAAATATGGAAGAATTTTTAAGAGATAAGGCTCAGCCCAAAAATATTTTGAAGTACATAATTTTTCCAAATTTATATTCTTATTAAAGTTATCTCCTTCATTCTGATCCATAAATTTTTGGTATTCAGTTTTACTACTTTTTTCTTCTAAGAGAGAAGACATATTATTTATTATATTATTTTATATTTAATACTTAATTTTTAAAATTGAATTAAAAAACCTCTATACTTATATTTTATAACTACAATGAATTTTGAAGAAACCATTACTTCAGAAATAAATCAATCCTTTATAAAAAAAATAATTAAGTGTCAATCTTTCATTAGAGGACATTTATTACGAAAAAAAAGATTACCAAATGCTTTGTATTCTATTCAAAATTATCTAAAAAAAAATACAATTAACATGTGCAAAGCAACTGATGATGGTAGAATCAACAGTTGTATGGATGAAGATGAAATAATAAAAATTTTATTAGAAACATATTCTAATAGAATCTTTAAACCCAAGGCTAGAATGTGGTATGATATACTAGTTAAAGATTTTCAATATGGAATGCTTCCCGTTAATATTAAAAGTACTACAACATTGACAAGTGATAATACAGGTAATTTAGCAATGTGTGTTCATGCATACACCAATCAGGAGCTACATTTATACGAGAGTTACCAAAATGGACAAATGAGCAAAATACTTATTGAAAAATTAAATCAAAAGGAATTCAATTTGCAATCTAAAAAAGATTACTATTTTATTGTAGTCAATAAAACTAATTGTGACGATATAATTGTAAATTCGGTGAAAGGCCTAGTTGATTTAACTCCTAATATTAATAACCTACCCTTTCAAGTTATGTGGAATAAAAATAGAAATTTTACTTACCAAAAAATAGAAAAAAATATTAAACAACTATTAGATGCTTTCCAAAAACCAAAACCTAGTTGGAAAGAAACATTCATGAATAACATTAGAACAATTCAAATGTAAATAAATGAATTACTTATTTGTCTGTGTCCTATTTTAAACCTTCCAGAAAATATAAAATTTTCTTGAAACGCATCACTATTTAAATATTCAACTGTTTTGTCTAATTCTATACTATTTTCTTTTTTTGGAACAAGCATTATTAACCCTCCACCAAAATAATCTACTTTTTCCTTAAAAGCTATTCGTTTTTTTCTAGTTAAATTATAAATATAAATACATTCTTCACCATTATATTTTTTGATAGAAGATATATTTCTTGGTGCTCCCCATTCAAACCAATTTGTTTCATTAAATTTTCTAATTTTCCTTTCACTTAATTCTTGTTTATATTTTATTAAATAATTATTTATCTCTCTATTTTCACAAGGGAATTTGTCAATAAATATATATTTCTCTTTTTTATTCTCACCATTTATTATTTCTATATTACCAAGTTCATCATTTTTATAAACAGATTCTTTACCTGTTACCATTCCTACAAATATATCAAAACACTCTTTGAAAGAAACTAAATTGGTCTTTTCAGTTTTTGAAAATGTTACCATTCCTTCATTTTCTATTATATGAAGTAAATTATTATTATAATATATCTCCTTTTTCAAGCAATTGTTATTACAATATCTAAATACTAATACATCAATTGAAGCATTTTCAAAGAGATTTTCTTTATGTGGGTGAAATATATGCGTAAATGTACCTGTTGTAAGCATACAATGCAATAGTTTGGATGCTGAAGTTAATTTGAAGAAATCAGAAGGTACAATAAATATTAACTCTCCATTTAATTCAAGTAAATTATAACATTTTTCAATAAAATCAATGTAAATATTACCCTTCTTTGTCTTTATAAAAGGAGGATTTCCAATAATTGTATCATATTTCTTTGATATTTGCTGATTTATAAAATCACCATATATTACATTTTTCGGAACATTATTCAATAGCTTAATTGTTTTGTCTATTTCATACATTTCAAATTTTACCTTTGGTTTATTCTGAATGACTACTTCGACCAAGTCACCTTGACCTACAGAAGGTTCTAATATACATTTTGGCTTATTCGTAATGAAATCTAATACCTTATTTCTTAGTTCAATATTTGTTGTAAAATATTGTCCTAACTTATGTTTATTTTTCATGTTATTATCTATCGTTTTCAAAATTATTTTAAATCAATTTTATTAACTATTTAATAACACATAAATAGTTTATAATAATGAATGATGAATTAAAATCTTTGATAAGTGCGTTTTTAAGTGGAGTAATTCATATAATTATTGGACATCCATTTGATACCATTAAAACACTTCAGCAATCCAACAATCAAAAAATAATCTATAATAATTTATATCGAGGCCTTTTTTTTCCTGTTCTTCAAAATGCATTAATTAATTCTATCACTTTCGGATCTAATCACTATTTTAAAAAATATAATAATCAATATATAAGTTATTCTTATTGTGGATTTCTCTCTACCATTTTATGTACTCCTCTTGATAATTATAAAATATTGAAGCAATATAATATTCCCTATAAAATAAATATGAAGTCTTTTCTTCAATCTTATAAACACACAAATGTCGTTGCTTTGAGAGAACTTCCTGCTACTATCATTTATTTTGCTACTTACGATAATTCTAGATATTACGGGTTACCTATTTATATTAGTGGAGCATTTGCCGGATTAACAAGTGGAATTATTACTCATCCTATTGATACTATAAAAACAAGAATTCAAGGAAAAGAATGTTCTACAATAAAAGAAGCATTTAAAAAAGGGTCATTATTCAATGGAATATCAATATCAGTTATTCGATCTGTTACAGTAAATGCAATAAATTTCTCTCTATATGAATTTTTTATGCGAAAGATTAACTGATTAAATTGTAAAATTATAATAATCTTCCTCCACAACACGATTGGCATAAGATAATTTGGGATCTTGTGGAGGTGGGGTAGGAATAATTATAGGCTTGTACCTTAAATTTTCCGGCTTCAGAACAAAAGCACTACCAGCATCACTAAAAAATTTTTCATAATATTTTAAATTACTATCTGGATTTTGATAACACATAGCAATCATTTGAATTCCATACCCCATGTGTAATGTAGGCGATACATTATTATCACTAAATGATAAATCAGGCATTGAAATTGTCATATTCCTTCGGTTAAACTGAATCAGTTCTTTATAATCAGGTGTATATTTCACATCATAATCCCGCAATAAACGGCAAAAAATGGATTTACTTGCCAAATTAACATATTCTTCTAAACTGGTATCCTCGAACATATTATTTGATTTATCCACTACTATCATTACTTTTCCCATAAGATCTTTTAACATAACGCCTCCCATATTGGATCCTTGATCCTGAAAACTAAATTTATTTCCCAATAATCTACCTTCTAATTGTTGATTAATTATTTGGGTCATATTTTCATAAATTGGTTTATTTTTACTTTTAATTCTAAAATGTAGAATTAAAGGGTCATTTGGATTAGGACATTGGTTACCAGAAAAACACATTGAGTTAATCAACATCATAATTTCATCAAATCCAATATAATTATATGATTGTTTGATATAATAGTCATTTACAGAACTAACAGCTATCACGGGCTTATTATCAATTGAATAAATTTCAAAATCTAAAAAACGAACTCCTTGTCTAATTACTTGCTTTAATGCACATGTATTTACAAATGTATTTTTAAAATCTCCAATTGCACAACAATTATAGGCGGATTTTATATAGTAATCGTACAATTTAAAATCTTCGGTGGGATTTGTAGAGGAAATTGTTGGAAATTCGCTATAAGTCCTTTCCATAAAAGCACATTTAACCTTTTCTTTTCTGAGGGTGTTGTAAATATAATAAAGTATAGCTAATATAATTATTAACATAATTGCATATACAATAATAACTAAATTGAAATTATCCATATTTATATTTTGAAAATTCATATATATATATATTTCACAAAATAGTTTAAATTATATTATAATTAGTATATTAATATGGCTGGTGGATTATTAAATTTAGTTTCCGTTGGAAATCAAAATATTTTTTTAACTGGAAATCCTAGTAAAACATTTTTTAAATCTGTATATGCTAAATATACCAATTTTGGTCTCCAAAAGTTTAGAATTGATTATGATGGTTTAAGATCATTAAGATTATCTGAATCCTCTGATTTTTCTTTTCGTATCCCTAGAAACGCTGATTTACTTATGGATACCTATTTGGTTGTTACTCTTCCTAATATTTGGAGTCCTCTTTATCCTCCATATTATAATGACCAAGAAAATTTTAATACAGAATGGGTTCCATATGAATTTAAATGGATTGAAAATTTAGGTACTGAAATGATTGAACAAGTAAGAATTACCGTTGGTGGTCAAGAATTACAACGCTTTAGTGGAGCCTATTTAAATAATATGGTAAAGAGAGATTTTGCTGGTGAAAAACGAAAACTCTTTGATGAAATGACAGGTAATATTCCATATTTTAATGACCCTGGTAATTCCAGTAATAGGGTTAATGCCTATCCAAATGCTTTTTGGAATAACACAATGGGAGGAGCTGAACCCTCTATCAGAAGTAGAAATATTTATATTCCTATTAATGCTTGGTTCTCCCTTACCTCAAAGCAAGCCTTTCCGTTAATTGCTCTACAATATAATGAATTAGTTATACATGTAAGAATTCGACCAATTCAAGAATTATTTACTATCAGAGATGTAAAGGATAAAAATAATTTTTATCCTTATATCCAACCGAATTTTAATCTTGCGTATCAGCAATTATATACATTTGTTCAAACTCCTCCTGATGTTTCTCTCAACTATACCGATAAGCGTTCTTTGTGGAATGCAGATATTCATTTAATTTCAACTTATGCTTTTTTATCAGATGACGAACAAAAGATATTTGCTGCAAATGAACAAAGATATTTAATCAAAAATGTTTTTGAATATCGTTTTTACGATAAAACAGGAAGTAATCGTGTAACCCTTGATTCCTTGGGAATGGTCTCATCATGGATGTGGTTTTTCCGTAGAAGTGATGCAAATTTAAGAAATGAATGGAGCAATTATACAAATTGGCCTTATAAATATCAACCTTCTCCCATTCAATTTTCACAGGATTTTAATTATACAAATCCTATTAGCAATCCAATGGCCAATAAACCTTCTGAATTTCCTCATGCTCCTCTTACCATTTCTCCTGATTTTAATGGAGATGGTACCAATTCTACTTTATTTTTAACTGGACCCTATACAACTGATAATCAAAAACAAATTATGCAAACTTGGGGTTTAATTCTTGATGGCGATTACCGGGAAAATGTTTTTGATTCAGGGGTGTTTAATTACATCGAAAAATATGTTCGTACAAGTGGATTTGCGGAACCAGGATTATATTGTTATAATTTTACTCTACATACTGATCCATTTGACTTACAGCCTAGTGGTGCATTGAATCTTAATTTCTTTAATCATATTCAATTTGATTTCACAACTTACATTCCTCCCCTTGATGCTTCAGCACAATTTTATCAGGTGTGTAATAATGATGGACAACCTATAGGTATTAATCAACCTACTTGGAGAAATTTTGACTATACATATGATTTGGTGGTATTTGAAGAAAGATACAATCGAGTTATTTTTTCAAATGGAAATGCCGGGTTAGAATACGCTATTTAACTTTGGTTTGCTGAAGGCATTTTTCGGGAACATTACATCCACGGGTATCACTATATTCATAAATATTGGAACCTAAAGGCCCACAATCGGTGAACATACCCGTTGTAGAGGGACGACATTTATATTTTACCTGATAACTTATATCTTTGTAATTATTGGCAGGAGAAGAACCTGGTGCTCCAAAATTATACACACTTACGCTTTTATTAGAATAGGTTTCAACTAAAGGAAGATAATAAATAAATACAATGATTAAAAATAATACGAATAAAAACTTGAATAACATTTATATATAACGGAGAATATTTTCCTTTGTATATAATATATGTCAGAATTAGTGCCAGATTTACAAGATAAAGAAACAATAGAAGCAGAAGAAAAAAATAAAGAACAATTAGAAGCAATTGAAGAACAAAAGAAAAATAAGAATAATGTAAAAAAATTCTTTTATTCTATTGGTTACAATTTTCTTATTGCTATAATTTATTTTTATTTAGGGGCCGTTACAATTTTCTTTGTACAAACATATAGTAAATCCAAAATGATGGGAACTAATTCTAAACTTGTTCCTTATTCCCCTTTTACAACATTAGCCGATGTCCCTAGTGGAAAGGAGGGGTGGTTTTCGAACTTATTTAGAGGAGGAAAAGGTTCAAATTCATTTGAAAATTTCATACAAAAGATATTTGTAATGAATAAATGGAGTTTTCCTTATAAAAATTTTTTTACAAAAAATCGCTATGAACCTGATTTTAAAGAAGGATATATTTTTAGAATTATAAGCTGGTTCGCAGACAGCACAGCTGATTCTTATTCTAATGGAAGAAGTCTATTACAACATTTATTTTCATCGTTAAATTCAATTGTGGATGGTTCGGATTCTGAGGATAAATCATCTCAAGAAACTTTACTATTTTATATTGGCTCCTTTTTAATGATATTTATAATTATATTAGGGGTCCCTTTCTATTCATTTGGATCTTCCTGCATATTTTCTCTCAAACATATTTTTAATTTATTACCAACATTTTTTGGTTTTAATTTTTACACCTTTCTTTATTGTATTTGCATCATTCCTATAATTTTGAATTTTTTATTTATTTTGTTTTGTTTTAATGCAAATATGAGTCAAATTACGACGATTCAACCCTTTTTATTTTTTGCATTTATCCTATTACCATTACTCAATAGAGAGAAACGAAATAAAATTCAAAATGAAATGTATAAAAGAAGACAGGGGGCAGGTTTTTTAATCTTACTTTTAACTATATGGAGTGCTTATAAATACCTTGATCCTATTATTGCTTCAAGTATTGGATTTGCAGGATTTATCATGGTGTTGTTAATTTATTTTGGATTTTTGGCTTAAACATTTACCTAATAATTAAATAATGGGTAAAAATAAAAAAAATAACAAAAAAACGAAAAATATTCAACCATTTGTTAGTATTTGTACACCTACATTTAATAGAAGGCCCTTTTTTGAATCAATTATAAAATGTATTAATCATCAGACTTATTCCAAAGACAAAATGGAATGGGTGATTATTGATGATGGAACAGATAAAATAGAAGATTTGGTAAAGGACCATCCACTTGTAAAATACTTTTACTATCCTGAGAAACTTACATTGGGTAAAAAAAGAAATATTATGCATGAAAAATCAAAAGGAGAGATATTAGTATATATGGACGATGATGATTATTATCCTCCTACAAGGGTTTCTCATGCTGTAGAAAAATTATTAGGGAATCCTAAAGCATTGTGTGCAGCTTCAAGTGAATTATATGTATATTTTAAACATGTATCAAAAATGATTCAGTTTGGACCCTATAATGCCAATCATGGTACTGCAGGAACATTTGCATTTAAAAGAAAATTATTAGAGATGACTAAGTACAACGAAGCACATTCACTGGCCGAAGAAAAAGAGTTTTTAAAAGAATATACAATCCCAATGGTACAACTAGATCCTAAACAAGTGATATTGGTTTTTTCACATGATCATAATACATTTGATAAAAAGAAATTGTTAGATGGACCTTCGGGTCCTTTTAGAAAAGAGTCTGATAAAACAGTGGATGACTTTATAAAACAACCAGACCTAAAAGATTTTTTTATGAATAAAATTGACAAAATGCTTGAAAATTACGATGAGGGAAAACCCGATAAAAAACCTGATGTTTTAAAACAACTCAAGGAAATTGATGAAAAAAGAAAAAATATGGCAAATCAACAATTAAATAATGTAACCGGAATTATGATAAAACAAAACGACGGTTCTATTCATAATCTTACTATTCACGAAGCACAAAATATTATTAATTCTTTACAATCTAAGATGAATGAATTATCTATGGTACTACAACAAAAAGATAAATATATTCAATTATTACAAACCAAACTATCTTCTGTTCCTAAAATTTAATTGTAAAATATTTAAAGAAATTACATATATTTATGTAATGGATAATACCCAATTAGATTACAATAATGAGTGTATTTTTGGAGGGAAAGAATCACCCAAATCGCGTAGGCCAACTAGACTTCAATTTGGTCAAAATCCAACTATGGTTGGTAAGAAAATAAGAAATGCTGTTTCTGGTTCTTTTTATGATTTTAAGATTGGTTCTGAAGACGAACAAAGATTTTGGAAAATGAAAGATTCCTCAAGTCAAAGCGGCGAACTCTCAGTTTATTATTATGATAGTCCTGAACAATATGAAAATCATTGGAATTGTATAGTTTCTACTGAATCTAAAGGTTCGTGGAAAAGCAATTATTTAGAAAAATTTCATTCGTAGTATTTTTTTTAATATTTACACCTTTGAATATTTAAGTTCGCACAAACAATGCGAAAAAAGAGGTTCAAAGTTAGGTCTTTTCATACCTGCGTAAAGTTTGATTATAGGCACTCGTTGAAGTGCTTTGATTACTTGTTTCTCTACATAAATAACTTGGTCTGTCTATGTTATTTATTGCGTTCTTTGCTATTTTGTAGATATTAGACGAACCATTGCGGTCCCTATTCCACGACCCACAACCATTCTTACAATGTAGTAGTCCGTGAATTAATCGCAATTCGTCCTTATTTTTCTTTTTGTTTGGGTGTTCTCGCACCATAAACTTCTCACATATCCCTCCATCGCATTTGGAACATTTACAGGAACTTCTAAACTCATCTACTAAAAACACATTATAGTTATTTTTTCTAAACAAAGTTCTTATTCCCTTTCCTAATGTAGGTTCTTTATATTTCATTTGTTTTCGCTGTTCCCAATCACCTATACAAATAACCACATTTTCAGGATTACCATATGTTTTTTTGAAATCGCTAATCATTTTTTGTTCGTTTCGTTTGATATTGATATATTTACCAAACTTCAACTTACGGAATAATTCCTTACGATAAAATTTAAATAATATATGATTTATTCTATTTTTTTCTTGTAGATATTCTTTAAACTTGGTAATTTGTAGTGATTTACGATTGAAGTGTGATAGTTCTGTTTCATATTCTATGATGGTTTTTCCTTCTATCTTATTGGTTTTCATACCCAAAATAATATTATTATATTTTTTCATCTTGGTTTCTTTTCTCCGTTGGTCTTGTGAATACCGAAATACATTCGCATCTTTGGAAGCATCATCTACGCAATAAATCAAGTCGGATTTTCCAGGGTCAATTCCTATAACTTTCTTATCTTGAAATATAGAATAATTATCTAATTCATCAATATACAATTCTTTTGATATTCCCTTCTTCATCATAGGTAGTTTCTTACCAACTAAATCATCTCGTAAAAATAAAATACTCAATCCAATTCCATCTGTGGAAACCATATGATGAAATGAAAATCCTGTTTTATGAAACATTTTTCGCTCCGTTCTAAAAAAGAACTTCCATAACTTATCTTCATTCTTTTTCAGTTCCCCTTTTGTTTTGAAAAATCCTTTTGTTCCGTGTTCTTTTCTCAATAATAGATTAACTAATGTAGTTGTATCTAATCGTATATACTTTGGCGTGATTTCACTTCGTAATGGAAACACATTATTAACACTTTCATCGTCATTTTCAACTTGTTTCATCATATAAATCATACACGGCAAATAATCCATCGTTTTACATTTCAAATCATACATAACACTATTTTTTTCATACTTGGTTTTAGGTGGTAAAATATGTTGCTTTTGTTGTGTAATCCATTTATGATAATGATGATTTGATTGGTATGGTTTATCATCTACATTGAATAAATCATTCTTTATTTTTCGTAAATCAGCACAGAGGGTTCTTATTCGTGCGTCACGCTCCATTTTAGTTTTTCCCAATTCTCTTATTTTATTCACAATCTGTTTCTTTTTCCAAACAACATTTACATATCGTTCAACATATTCTACATAGTGTAATTGTATGTTATTCTCATACATTGTGATAACATCTTCCTTCAAATAATCTAATGTAGTATTTAGTCCAGCATAGTCAATTGGGTCATTTTGTGTAAGAGGTAAATAGTGCTGATTGTAGAAAGTGATAAGTTTGTCTTTCATTTCAATCGTTTCTTTATTTGGAGGTTTTCCTCTTTTTTCAGTTTTCTCACCACAAACAACTTTCATAGAATTATTAATGAGTTCTTTGCTTACTATTGGTAATGTTTGATTATTGTTTTCATAGTAATCTAATAAATATAATTTCAAAAATTGTAAAGTATGAATAACAATCTTGTTAGATTTCACAACAGCATCATTGATTATTTTTGTATTAAGTTCAGAATGTTTCAATACACTTTTGAGCGAAGTTTTAATGGATTTGAAAAACTCAGGTGGTTTCTCTTTTGCTTTTTCCATTCTATATACTATGTAAATATATTATTTTAAGTATTTTTCCCTAAATAATATATTTTAAGTAAAACCCCCTAAACTTCCGTAAAAATATACATTGGACTTTTTATCCATTTTTCATTAATTTTGAATTGCCCTTCTTTATTTTCAATTGAATATTTTGGTTGAACTAATTTCTTAATAATAGACAACCAAGGTCGTTTAATTCGTTCAGGTTCTCCTACTGCTTTCATATTATTAAATGCAAACCATTTTCGTATTTCAGGTATAAGTTCCATAATTTGTTCTTGTATATCTTCATTATGGTCTAATTCATATAGTGTATATGTATTCTTATTTTCCAAATCTAATATGCTAATAATTTTATCAGTAATATCATCTTGTTCTTTTTTATACAATTCACTTTTTAATCTCATAGTTGCTATATAATTTACATAAATAATTTTTAAGTAAATTACGATTTATAATTTTTCATACAAAATATAATTATGCCCTACATAACGGACATAATAGAAGATGCTTGTTGTTTTCCTTTTCTTCATTCTTTTTATCATCCCATTCGTTATAATTTATATTGTATGTTTCAATTAGCGGATATTCGTTTTTCCATTTAATGTTTTCTGTGTCTTCATAATATTCGTCTTCTATATCAGGGTATGGGAATACTGGTTCTCCACTATCATCGCCATACATACATCGTTTGAAACATTCAATACACGCCGTGTGATTACAACACGGATATGATATACCCCTTTTAGTTTCCAAACATATAGGACATTCAACATTATCACTTATTTCTAATACGCCGTTGTCTTTACCAGGCGGTCTTATTATATTCGTATTAAAAAACATATCACAATTAGTGCATAAATATCGACATTTACATTCAAACCACCATTTAGGCAAAACCGCCTCACATAGTTCATAATTTTTACATTTTATTCCACCTCCATCTTCTTCTGTGTATTGATAATCAAAACCAATATTATTATTTTCATAATCTAAATCTCGTTGCATACTTATAATTATTAATATTATTTAATACTTTTTTTAATATTTATATACTATATAAAATATGCTAAAAGTATTAAATAGAACTTTAAAAAAATTTGTAAATATTCTTACTCCTTCCAAAAGAAATGTGTATGCTCGTAAAAAAAGAAAAACACATAAAAAAAAGAATATGAGAAAAAAAACAATGAGAAAAGGAAAAAAATAAATAAATAATAATTTTTTATTAAATTGTTATTTATTCGGATTCAATCAAATGATTTTTATCTATAAATCTGTAAATACGATTTATATCTAACTTATTAATTTCATAATTCTCGAATAGATTATAAACATCTTCTTCATTTGGATAGGTAACTCTCAGGTAACGAAAGTACAATATCATGTCCTTTTTGTCCATCTGTAATTGCTGACATAAATTTTGAATAAACATGTTATTATTATATTCCGTAGAATATTTGGTTAATACCTTTGTAAATCTAACTTCAGAAGGATTAAATTTTACTTTAGACTTAGATTTATTATTAAAATTATTATTTAACAAATGACTATTATATAATGTCTTTACTAACGATGTCATTTCATTTAGTTGCCAAATTTGTTTTTGAAATGTAATTCTATCCATGTAGTCTCCAAAACACATATTGTGTAGTAATTCTCTATAGAAAGGAAAAGATTCATCTTTGTCAAATTTTTGAAGGATATCAATTATATTTTCATGGAATAATAGACTAATAATTGTACGATCAGTTTCGTTTATTAAATAATTGTGGTCATTTAAATGAGTCGAATTATTCAATAACTTTTTAGTTATCTCTTTAGCATCATCAGTAAATGTTTTTTCATGTAAAATATTACAAATTATATTTCTTTTAAATATATCAAAATTTGATTTATATAATTCCACTAGACCAAATACCTTCCTTAGATCACCCTGCACATAATTAATTACTAATCCTGATGTTTTAATATTTATTTTCAAATCCGGTAATGTTTGTTCAATTATGGATACTAATTGAGGTTCTGTTGGCGACAATAATTCATAATTATAACAAACCTTCATAAGTTCTTTAATTTTTTTATCAATATGACAATTCCCTATACAAATTATTGGCATTTTACATATTTCTTCCATTTTCTGTTTTTTGGTTTTTTTTGGTCGTATTAATTTTATTAATGAATTAATTCCTCCTTTATCACCATTATTCATTCCATCTAATTCATCCATCACAATTGCAATCTTCTTTGGTTTATTATTTAATAAACTTAAAACATTCTTATTTGCCATATTATGAGCTGATATTGTTTCGATAATCGATTTATTTCTTATATCGCCTGCATCATATGTAATTATATCATAGTTCAATGATAATAAAACTTCATTTACAAAATATGTTTTTCCGACTCCTGGATTTCCATAAATAAAAAACCCTCTTTTAATTGTGATATCATCTTTATATTTTTCAAACTCTAATAATTTTTCTTTTAAATCAGCTTCTTGTGTTTCTCTTTTTAAAATATTATTTAATGAATGCATAATTTAGTTATTTTATTGTTTTTAGGTAGATTTTAACATTAATTATGAACATTCGTTATCTTTATTTGTTATTCCATCCCAGGTAATATTACAAGCATTTGCCCATTTCATTTTATTGCAAACTCCATTACTACCTTTATAAATATCTTCATTGAAGTTCATTGTTTTTTCACAGTTTGCTTTTCCTAAATTTTTGGTATTTACACATGTAGATTCTCCATTTTTACTAAATTCACTTTTCCAGTAATCTGGACAATCTGCAGTCACGGGAGGAAACTCGGCTTTAGAATAATTAATGGAAATATAAAATGAAACAAGAACAATTACTAATATTGCCAAAGCACTATAAATTACAACACTTTGAAAGGTAGCCATTATATATACATTTAATAATTTATTTTTTTTTAGTGATTGTATATATAATGGATTATAATGGAAGGATTAATATAACTCAACCTGATACCAGTAAGTTATTTTCTATGTATGATAAGATTGTATGTGAATCTAAAGTAACCGAATATCGTGATCCTCTTACTTTTAATTGGACCGAATCAAAATTATCTAGAACTTTTTTTAGTAAAGAAAATATTCAAATGTTACAAAACGCTATTAGAAAAGGAGTTTATGATCTATCCAAAGGGCAATACAAGATTGGTCAGCAATGTACCGATGTTCTTAAAATTGTTATGCGTTCTACATATTTATCTTATTCTGCCAATTTACCTGATAATATTCCAGAACAAATTAATGCCTTAAATCAAATTGTTGTTGATTATTGTGCTAATCAAGTTTTTAGTGAAGCAAAGGGATATGTGACTTACATTCATGATGCTAGCACTATGTATTCTCTTATTCCAAGATGGGTTAATACGCTTAATAATGATAAAAAATTAGAATGGAAAACATTTTTTGGTGGCGATGATTGGTGTGATACTACACCAATTGGGTAAATGATTTAAAAATCAATCCAATATTCCTTTTTTGGACGCCTTCTTTAAATAAAGGGTACCCAATCACGACAATACGATAAAAAATTACAATTAATGCTAAAATACCTATAAAAATGGCAGTATTTGATTCATGAATGGATTCCATTATATTATACAGTATACATTTTTGTATATTGAATCTCCAAATTATCAAGATCTTCTAACCATGAATCCTCGATTGTTTGATTCTCAATCTTTGCTAATTCCTCTTTTTTATTTTTATGTAGAGAGTTCAATCTTTCTATGTTTTCACTACAAACACTGTCCATAGGCATTTTTACCAAATATTTATAATCTTTATCATCATCAATTATATCATATTCCTTTTCCTTAAGAATTCTTGATATTTCTTCCTTTTTCTTATTTCTCAAATCAATAGTATTATCTAAATTTTCTTGAATATACTTTACACGATTTGATAAATAAATCATTTCCTTTTTAATTGCCTCTATTATAAAATCTTTTCGTTTTTGATAATAGCTTAAACGCACCGGATAATAATCATCAATTATATCTTTTGCATTTTTATACAATTTTAATTTTTCATTTGCATCAAACATATGCATATTATTACTTGAATTAGTTGTTGTTAATTTTAACAACTTCTCAATTCCATTTATTCCATTGTCATGTATCGTTTTTTCTAATTGATCCAATACACCTTTCTGAAATTGTATTGAAATATCTACTGTTTTATCAGTGCTTAGATCGTTATAGTCTTTAATTACCGCCTTTTTATTTTCCAACAAGTCTTCTAGATATTTCTTATAATCATCTGTCCATGACCCAATTGGTAGTTCAGTTACCCTTACTTTATCTTTTTCTAGTCTATTATAGCATCCTTTTATTAGAAATTTTCCTTTTTCTAACTTTGAAATAATACCCTTAAATCCCTTATAATAAGGCAATAAATCCTTACAATTTTCATCATCTTTTTTTAATTTATTTTTCAATACAGTTATAATTTCTAATGGGTTATAACACATTATATCTGTACTGAAACCTGTTCCTATTCCTTTTGATCCATTCACTAGTATCATTGGAATAATTGGTACATAATAAATTGGTTCAACTGGAAATCCATCGTCGTGTAAATAATTTAATATATTATCATCTCCTTCTGGATATATATATCTTGTTAGTGGATTTAATTCGGTAAATATATATCTTTCACTTGCACTATCTTTACCTCCGTTCAGACGAGTACCAAATTGACCATTTGGTAATAGTAAATTTATATTATTGGAACCAACAAAATTCTGTGCCATCCCTACAATTGCTCCATTTAAACTTGCTTCTCCATGATGATATCCTGAATGCTCTGATACATAACCACTAAATTGAGCTACCTTTATTTCCTTCGTTAATTTTTTTTTAAATGCGGCAAATAATATTTTTCGCAAGCTTATTTTTAAACCATCCATCATATTTGGTATGGATCTTTCACAATCATATTTTGAAAAATGTATAAACTCTTTATTTACAAAATCCTCATAGGTAATTGATTTTTGATTAGTATCCAGAAACGATTGTCTTTCATAACCCTCTAACCAATCTTTCCTGTCATCAGACCGTTTCTTATTAAATATCATATCTATGGTATCATCTGTCTTTTCCGAGAACTCAAATGTAACAATTTTTTTATTTTCAAAATATTCTTTAAATTCTTTTCCGGTACTTGTACCCAGTCCCTTGTAATATTTGATTTTCCACCCTTGAATACTTTCATTTACTTGTTCTTTTTTCCACTGTTCATATTCACCCTCATTATAAAACATTAGTTCCTGTGAATTTTTCTTTGCCTTTAAAATTGGAGTGTTCATAAAACCAATTACATTTAACTTTGCAATAGAATTCCATTGAGATTGAAATAAGTTAATACCTAGTCCTTTTATATGTGATCCATCTAAATCTTGATCAGTCATAAATAATATTTTTCCGTATCTCAAACTTTTTTCTAACACCTCTAATGACTTATAATCTTTTCCTACCTCCAATCCTAATATCTGTTTTATTTCTACAATTTCTTTATTTTCATTTATTCTTTTTAGGCTTTCCCCTCTTACATTAAATAATTTACCTTTCATAGGATAAACCCCAATATAATTTCTGTCGTCTTTTGTCAAACCTGAAATTATACCAGCCTTGGCTGAATCACCCTCGCAAAATATTATTGTACATAATGAAGACTTTGCAGTACCCGCGTAGTTCGCATCTACCAATTTTGGAATTCCTCTTATTGATTTCGATTTTGATCCATCACTTTTTTTGGCCGTTTTATTTTCTTTTACTTCAGTTAAGGCACAGGCTGAATCCATTACTCCCATCTTTGCTAATTTTTCTATAAACTTGTCTGAAACAACACATTGCGATCCGAACTTTGAACTTGGAGTATTCATATAATCTTTTGTCTGACTATCAAATGCTGGATTATCTATATCACATCTCAAAAATAACATGATCTGTTCTTTGATAGTTGTAGGTTTTACATCGATTTTTTTCTTCTTTTGAATAAAAGCACACATTTTTTTTATTATTTGATTCATTATATAGTCTACATGTTTTCCTCCTTTACTTGTATAAATTCCATTTACAAATGAAACTTGTTTAAACTCATCAACGGGAGATATTATTACACCATAGCTCCATCTTTCTCCTCCCTCTTCGTATATTTTTTTGGTACCATCTTCTATGTATAAATCAATATATTGTGATAATGTTTTGACAGGAATTAATGAATTATTCCATTTTACTTTTACCAATTTATCAGTAACTGCAGCAATATCATATGTTCTCTTTTCAAATTGTTTTATCATTGATGGCGATAATCCTGATATACCAAGTCGTTTATAATCAGGAATAAAACTAATTTTTGTATAAGGTTTTCCTGTATATTTAGTTATTGAAGGTTTCGATTTTTCATCTAAATTATTTTTATATTCTTGGACAAATTTTAGTTTCCTTGTATGATCTACTGTTTCTAGTCTTCCATATGTAGACCATATGAAAATTAGTTTAGCTCCAAATCCATTTTTTCCTCCTACAATTCTTTTTTCTTCTTTATCATAATTTGTACCTGTTCTTAAATGTGCAAATATCATTTCAGGAATCCATATATCATATTCTGGATGTTTTACTACATCAATACCGTTTCCATCGTTCTTAAATGAAAACATATTGTCCTCTACAGTTACTTCTATATTTGTAAGTTGAATATTATTTATTGAATTTTTCATGCGAATGGAATGATCTCTACAATTTACTATTGCTTCATCAAATAATTTATATAATCCAGGAATGTAGGTACAGTTCTCGAGTTTCATTTTTTCATTTTCGAATACATAACCAGCGTCTTCAATAGATTCAACAGAACCTATATAAGTATCTGGATTATCAAGGATATGTTCCTTATCTGTTTTCTTTTGATACTGTTTTTTTAAAACCTCTGATGATGACATATTGTTTATATGAACAATATGGATTTAAGTTGATTCAATTTTATTAATATAAAATTTTGGACACAAATTAATTTTTTTTTTTTTATTAATATTCAATTCATTTCTTAAAAAATTAGGGGTTTTTTTAGTTAGTATTGTTAAAATTACTCAAATTTCCTTTTTATAGAAATAAATAAAAAAAAAAAAAAAAAAAAAAAAAAAAAAAATGAAATACTTACATATGGTTTGATAAATAAAAAATAGAGAAAAAAAGATGTAGGGTTTTTATGGTCTGCTTAAAAAAAGGCACTTTTGACCACCTTTTTTTGAATTCCTTTTTTTTGGAATTCCCAAAATTCAATGATACTAAATGATAATTGAAAAATCGCAAAAAAAAAAAAAAATTTATTTTTTTAAATGATATATAATGAGAACAAAAATGCTAGTAATGAAAAAGGTCCTCTACTTATCCAAAAATATACCATTTAAAAATCACAAAAAATCGCAATCCCATAAAAGGTTTAAATAAATAAAAATCTTAATATAATATATGACCGAAACCCCAAAAAAATCGCAAAAATCGCAAGACCATATGACATGTTTTACATGTAATTATAGTACAAAAAACAAATACGACTGGAGGAAACATTTACAAACCAAAAAACATTTATCTAGAGAACAAGAAATTGAAAATGAAAATAATAAAAATAAAAAAAAAAAAAAAAAAATTTTTTTTAATTGTGAAAATTGTGGAAATACTTATAAATTTCAATCGGGGTTATATAGGCATATGAAGGTATGTATTCAATCTAATTTTCAAAAATTATTAAATCTTGAAGGTAATAATAAAAATATAATAGTGAATGAGCAAAGCGAACAGATTCGTAGTTTGCATGAATTACTCCAACGAACAATTGAAACACAGAGTCAGACAGTTGAAAAGGTTTTAGGAAAAGTAGGAAATACAACAAATATAAATAATGCAATGACCATTAATTTATATTTAAATGAAGAGTGTAAGGATGCAATGAATATTTCCGATTTTGTTAATAAAATACAGCTGTCATTGGACGATTTACAATACACAAAGGATTATGGGTACGCAAAAGGGATAACAAAAATTTTGTTAAAAAATATGGAAGGATTAAATCCATCTGACCGACCAATTCATTGTTATGATTCCCAAAAAATGGAATTTTTTGTTAAAGACGAAGAAGAATGGAATCATGATCAGGAAAATAAAAAAATTGATGAAAGTATTGAGAGTATTACCAGAAAACAAATTCAGTCGATCAAAGAATGGGAATCCAAAAATCCAGATTGGAATAAAACTGACTCGGGTACTGAATCTTATATGACAATGGTAAAGGAAGTAATGGGTGGAGTTACAGATAATGAGAAGAAACAAAATTATGATGATATAAAGAAGGAAATAGTTTCAAATGTAAAGATTGAAGAACTTTTAGATAATGAAGTTACACCAGAAGAATAAATTTATATCAAGTTGTAATGTATATGTCAGAAATAATTTGTCAAATTGCTTTTGATAAAAGAATTAGACAACTACAATTGACAAGGAAAATGAATAACAACGATATGGAAGAAGTACCACATAATGAAACTCCATACAACCAAATATGGTTGCAGAATACAGGTAAATATAGATTAAAAAAGAATTTATGTCAAAAAAATTGTATGAGAGGTATATTTGATAAGTCTAAATATTTCAATAGTGTAAATAATCCCTACAAAATGAATTTTGCAGAAACAGTAGGTGCGCTTGCTAACACTAGGATTAGAAATGGAGAAACAGTATTTGTTCATAGAGAAATTGATCCTCAATTTGGAACTATAAAAGGTTCAGGTGGATTACCCCCTAGAAATTTTCCTTAATTTAGGAATATTTTCTTATCTATTTATATAATGTCTATGGTAGGATCACGCGCTCAAGTGTGGCATGGAACAGCTAAAAAAACTTCCGGAGGTTTGACCAGGAAAGATCTTCTTAAAAATAAAGCAGGAAGAATTGTCTCAAAGAGAAAACATTTTACTGCAAAAAAAGATAAGCGTTTAGTAAAAGCCGGTTATTTAACAAAGAAAGGTAAGTTCGGGTTTATTAAAAAGGATAGTAAAAAGAAGAAATCTAAAACTCAAAAAAAAAAGTAAGGTAATTCATTTTCTATATATATTGTAAATGAACAATCCAGTTGATAATAAATTATACGAATCTGTCAAAAAAGAGATTTATAAAAAATATCCTAAACACAGTGCTTATCGAAGTGGGCATTTAGTAAAAACTTACAAAAAAAGGTTCAAAAGCAAATACGGATCTAAATCGCCATATTCAGGAAAGAAAACCCAAAAACAAGGTCTTAAAAGATGGTTCGATGAAAAATGGGTTAATCAGCGTGGAAAAGTTGGATATCAATATAAAAATGATATTTATAGACCCAGTAAAAGAATAACGAAAAAAACACCTAAAACTTTAGGAGAATTATCTAGATCTGATTTGAAAAAAGCCAGAAGAGAGAAATACACAAAAGGGAGAGTCAAAAAATTTGGAGGAAAATGGACTCGTAAGTATAAAGTTAGTATAAACTGTAATAGACCTCGAGGCTTTTCACAAAAACAATATTGTAAATTTGGAAGAAAACAATTAGGAGGTAAGGTAAAAAAGTTCAAAGAGTATCCTACTTTTACACCAAATTTAACTCCGAGAGAAATATTTAAACTAGGAAGTTTTGGGGGTACATATTGGCGTCCTATTTATTCTAAAGTAACAAGGAAACATTATAAAAATGCTCATAAAAAATACCCTAAATCATGGTGGAAAGGAATACCAGAAAGTGATCTCTCAAACCCTGATTGTGATGTATCCAAAAATAAATATGGGGTAGCGGTAGGTACAAGTTTAGATTTTTGGGAAAAAAAAAAGTGGATAAAAAAAGATGCTCCATATGGATGGGTTCAATGGTATTGTAATTTTTACCAAGGCAAAAAGAGTGATGACGATGAAAGACAAGTGAAAAGATGGGAAGCATTGGCTGGACCTAGAGGAAGATTTATGAGATTTTTAGTAACTCAAATTTTGAAAAAGGGAGCCAAGTGGAATGATGAAACTGTAAGTCCAAAAATTCGTCAAGTTTTACAACATTGGGGATACAAATTGACGAAGAAAGATTTTGATAGAGAGGTGAAACGAAGGAATCAATAATCAATAATTTCTGTTTTAATGTAATCAAAGCTGAAGACAGATACATATAAAAGAGCACAAAGAGTAAAAATTGTAAGATAATTTTTTCTATTTCGTAAATAAGGTGTTGATTTTACTAAATAGGCTCCAAGGACAAATACAATAGTATCTCCTATGGCATTAATCCATGAATCACCACTATAAAGGTGTGGGTTAATTGCATTTACAATAGCATGACCATTTTCACTGTTTTCAATTAGCTCAAATATAATGTGAATAATAAGAATCCAAAATAGAGAGACAAAAGGAAACAATATTTTGAAAATTACCCCACTAAGAAAATGAACTAGGGTCCATTCATCAATTAGGTGACTACTATTACAATTATGATCTTTATAGGCAAAGAAAATACTTTCCATCCATGAATGTACATTGCATTTTAACCTCATTTTTATATATTATAAATATTTAAAAACTAGGAGTTTAATAATATATTAATGAGAAGGAATAGTATTGATATTGTAGGAATTCAAACAAAAGAAAATTGTGAATATTCAAAATTTGCCAAAGATTTTGTAAATGAATATTATATTGAATTGGAAGATAAAATAACCGATATGTACAAAGTATTAAAGTTTATTATTTATAAAATTCCAAAAAATAAAGCAATTGGTGATAAACTATTAATAAATGAAATTTATAGAATTTCATTAGAAATGTCAAAGAAAATTTCTAAAGAAGAAAAGGATTTATTTATTCAAGCTATATCCAAGGGGTATTTAAATTCATTAATAGACACAATTTATGTACGATCAACAAGAAAATATTTCTGTTAAAAAATCCTTAGAAGAAAATATAAAGTAATTATAGGTATGAAAGAAGTTTTAGGATTTTTGGGACATTTAATAATAGGATTAGGTAGTTTATTTTATTTAAATTCAATTGAATATGTATTTTTAGGATTAGGACATTTATATTTGACATTTGAATTTATATTAAATTACGGTTTCGGCAAAATATACAAATGGTTAGGATTTATAGGACATATATTAATTTTAATATATTCATCGATATTTTTAGATGAAGGAAAATGGATCCCTTATTTATTGGGTAACATAGGTCTAATTTTTATATTATTTAGGTATTTTTTTGAATTTGAAGAACTGAGTATTGGAGCTTTTAGTTTATTAAGTTATTTTTATTTTAGGTTATTTACTAATAATCATATGAGGTCTGTAAAATATGGATTTCTATTATTAGGAATCTTTTATGTAAGTTTATTATTAGATGCTTTGAGTGATTATAAAATTAATTTATTTTGATGCGTTTATATAACTTATTCAACTAACTATTTAAAGATTTTAGTTGATTTATTACATTATGAGTAGCGATAATGTATTAACTTTAAAAACTGTACAAATAGCTCCTTTTAGAATATTAATGACAGCATTAAAAGATATTTTATTAGAAACAAATATTACATTTCAAAAGGATGGAATTCGTATAATTAATATGGATAAATCTCATACAATTTTAGCCCATTTGTTTTTGAGGGCTGAAAATTTTGAAATGTACGAATGTAAAGTTGATAAAATTATAATTGGGGTAAATATGTTTCATTTATTCAAATTAATTAATTCAATAGATAATGATGATACATTAACAATTTATATTGAAAATGAAGATTATCAAGATGGAGTTACTTCTTATTTAGGATTAAAGTTTGAAAATGGTGATATTAAGCAATGTAAAACACAAAAATTAAGATTGATTGAGCCAGATCATGAAGAGTTGCAAGTACCTGATGTTTCCTTTTCTTCTATTATTAATCTTCCTTCATCTGATTTTCAAAAGATTATTCGTGATTTAAGTCCTTTATCTGATAAATTGGAAATAAAGTCTTTGGCGAATGAATTAATTTTCAAATGTTCAGGTTCATTTGCAACAGCTGAAATAAGAAGAGTTGAATCAGATGGATCATTAGAATTCCAATTGAAACCTGATTCTTCAAAGATTATTCAAGGAGAATTTTCTTTAAAAAATCTAGGTTATTTCATTAAATGTACTAACTTATGTAATCAAATAGAACTTTATTTAGAAAATGATTTACCTTTAGTTGTTAAATATCATGTTGCTAGTTTAGGAGAAATTAAATTAGCACTTTCTCCATTACCATCATCATAATTTTGTTAGTAACATATATAAATGGGAGGTGGTTTATTTAATTCTCCTTTACATTTGAATCCCAAATGTATTGTTGTTTCAGCCTTTGTAGTTGGTATATATTGGTTACCAAGGCCTAAATACTTAGCCCATAAATTTGTTATGTCATTTTTATTAGCAACTGCTGTTTATGTTTTGTTAGCGTGGTATGATGTAATTTATGACTGCAATGATAGACTAATGCCTACATTATTTGGATGGTTTTCAGGACCCTTGAAACCTCCTTATTATAATGAAGAAATGGAAAAATTACCAATTAAATATAAAAAAATAATTAGGAATTTCGATATAATTGTTCTAGCTATTGTTTTATTGACATTTGTTTATCCCTTTTATGTGGAAAGGAAGTAAAATATTAAATGTTCAAAATTTAAAAGGAAGGAAGTTTTTGAACAAGAAAAGAGAACCGATAACAAAAATGATAATTGTGTATGTATAAACGACAAGAGTCCAATTATACCAATTTTCAACTGGTATATAATCGGGTAATTCTCCTTTCATTTTATCAAGGTAAAATCTAAAATCATAATTAGTAGAAAACCCGATGTAAATTGAAATAAAAAATATAAGAGCACCTAATAATTTAACAAATAATGCCCTTGTTTTATTTTCAAACTTACTGCTAAATCCGATCATTACCGCAGCGAGAGAAGAACTAAGGAACATATTTCTTTGTCCAGACATATTTCCGTTATAAACAGCTTGAGGATTATTCGAAAAATTCATTTGTATTATAATAATATTTTATAAGTTTTTGTAAAATATTATTGATAGTAGTGATGTATAAATGCAAATAGCCCGATAATAGGATCTATAAGTAGCGGAATAAAAACATATTTATTTTTTAAAAGTGCATAAATGGTTGCCGTTAAAAATAACATTCCGTGTAATAACCTAAGATCTTTCCACCATGTTACTCCCCCTCCTTCCGGAGCATTCAACCGACTTTTTGTAAAAAAAAGAGTAAGTGTAGTAATACTGATTGTTCCTAACACGATCGCAAGAAGAGGTAGGTATTGTAAAGAAATAGAATAAGCAAAGTAGGCTATTAATAATCGAATAGGGATACATAAAAATAAGAAAGCAAGTTGTCTATAATTCATAATAATATATATTCAATTTATTATTTTTCAGGGATGTGTTTTTTGAATAAACATCCTTGAGATGATAATCCTTCAATACTTGTGATTGATTCAGGATTTTGATTAACGCAATCTCCAAGCCAAATTTTAATAATGCAAAAATTTTTTTTGGGAGAAATAGTTATTCCTGTTAAATTATGTGATTCTTTCGAAATGAGTGATTCTCCCACTAAACAATAACATAATTTTTTCCATATTTCGACAACTTGATAATTATTAACCTTATATGAAAAGCATCCTCCGTTGCGGTTATTTTCATCTTCCCACAATGGTGTTATTCCTTCTTTCATAACAAAAAGCATGCAATTTTTTATTAGTTTTTCAGACATATTATTTAGTGTGGCTAATACTTGATCAATTTCTTCGAAAGTGCATATATTTGTGTAACTTTTCAATGACCAATTAGTGTCATGAGGCAAATGGGCAAAAAGATTCCATTTGTTTAAGAGAGGATATTTTTGTAATGGTTCCTCCAATTCCATTATGGTAGTTTTTTGAACTTCCATTTAATATATAATTAGTATCAATTTTTTAAATTATTCTTATTAATAAGATATTTATCTTTCTTCAATTCGATAAAACTATTATTTGTTAATTGAATTAATTTTCCGTTATTGTCAATTATATGTAAAGTATAATCATTTTCTAATGTAAAGTTATGATGTTTTTTTAATAAATAAGCAACATGTTCCTTCCCTAAGATTTGAGAATTTTCAGTGTATGATATTTCTAAACTAAATTCTTGCGAATCCGATAACACGCATTCAATTGCCATAAATTTGAAGGGTACTATTTCACATGTGTTTAAATCTGGGATAATTTTTGGATTATAGGTAAATAATTCTATATTTTCTAATTCAAACTTTATATACATGTGGTTATTAGGTAATTCCGTTATTTCTTTTAAATCTCCCTCATTAACAATATACATGTGTAATTGAACTTCAGGCTTAACATACTGTTCATAATAAGTTTTTAAAAAATTATATAATTGTAAAGAATATGGGTGATTAATTACTCTTTTTGATTTAATCTCTAAAACACTATAAACATAATATAAGTAAAAAACAAATATTGAAAAAGATTGTTTCATTATTTGTTTAAATAGGTATATTTTTAAATCATTTATGATTTACAAATTTTGTTATTCTTTAAAACACCAACTTTTTCCCCGACATCTTGATCATCGCAGTATTCATATAAAATTCCACTTGTTTCTCCTGTGCAGTAGTATTTTTTTCCTTCTATTTCTACTTCAAACACTTCCTCTTCTTCTTCTTCTTCTACTTCTTCAGCTTCCTCTTCTTCCACTTCTTCTTCAGCTTCCTCCTCTTCTTCAGCTTCTTCTTCTTCTACTTCTTCTTCAGCTTCCTCTTCTTCTTCAGCTTCTTCCTCTTCTTCAACTTCTTCTTCTTCTTCCTCTTCTTCTTCACATCCCTCTTCTTCAGCTTCTTCTTCAGCTTCTTCTTCTACTTCTTCTTCAGCTT